CTACATCGGCACCCTTACGGTGACCTTACGCGGCCTTTCGCTGCCGCTACCCTGCACAAGCACGGTCACGACGCAAGTCTGGCCGTCCGAGGAAGGTTCGGCCGATAGAAGCTGGCCGCCGGTTTCGCGCACGACCCGCGATGCGGCCGAGCCGCAGTCGCTTGCAACGAGAATAAGATAATCACGCGCGGACGCCCTTTCCGGCAAAAAACCGGAGCCTCCGGCAATGCCGGCGGCGAGTATCGCTATGATCGGCAGTCGCGCCATGGTTACAACTTCCACTTATGTGACGGACAGGTTTCATATCCAAAGCATGTGGGAACTATGTAACCAAAGGCCCCTGAATGGCAAATGAATGATGCCCTCAATCCCCCGCCACGGCCTACCTGCCGCGGATGCCGCTCCCTGCAACTATCCGGCCGTAAAGAGCCACCAATCCGCCGCCCACACCGGCAAGCGTGACCGCAATATCCGCAAGTTCGGACTGCACTTCCTCGCCGAGATTGATGCCCGTCGCCTGCAATAGCGATGCGACGACCGCGATCAGCGCACCCCACACCGTCTTCGACTGATACCATGCCTTCATGCCGTCCATGCTCTTCTCCTCTTTCTAGAATGAAATGGTTGCCGAGGCCGGAAGCCCGAGCGCGACTGCCCGCCCGAGTTGACGTATCCGCACCGAAAGCCGCTCCTGCGGAGCGCCGAAATCGGCCGCTTCCGCCGCTGTCCCATAAATGAATGCGGGGCTGTTTGCCTCCGCGGTCCGCTTCACGGCCGTGCCGTCCATGATCTCGACCAGATAGCGTTCTTCCGGCTCGTCCAGCGGTATCTCCGCCCCTTCCCAGGTATCGGCGTCGATCCGGCTGCGGCGTGTCCATGTGAGGCGAATATCGCCGTTCGCCTGCCGCGTCCCGCGCAGATGAACCGGAGAGAGCGGTGTTTCGGCGCGAATTCCGCCCGTGAAGACCTGCGGACCGATTCGCCCGCCGCCGCTGGCTGCCGCCTCCGCGAGCCAGTTGAGGCCAAGACCCCGCTCCTCGGACGCCAGCCCAAGGGGCATCACCGCCGCGTCCAGCACGACGACGGGTGCGCCGGCCGAGGCCCCGACGTTGGCCGCGTCCTCGCTGCCGGCGAGCCCTCGCAGCAGTCCTGACAATCGCCAGCGGTTCGGCCCGATCTCCTCCGCCTCGGCGAAGTCGATCACCTCCCAGACATCGTTCACAGCCTGGACCGCGATCCGGTTTTCGCCACTGAGCAGAGAGAGCCTATCCACCGAAGAGAGGCCTCCGAAGGAAAGGTCGACCACCATCGGCCGCGCCCTGTCGAACCTCCCGAAAATGCCCGAAGGAGAAAGCGCCTCCGCAAGCAGGCCTACCCGTGCCGGGCGATCCAGCACCGCCCGCGTTCGATATCCCTCGCCCGAGACGGAAGCCGAAATGACGATGCGGCGCCACGGTTTCGCAAAGCCCGCCACCCGCGCAAAGCTCGTGGCTTCTCCAGAGGAAAAACGTGGCAGATCGAGGAAGTGCAGGACGGGCGAGAAGGCATTCGACGCCGTGCCTCCACCCACCGGCTTGCCGGTTTCCGCGATCGGCGCCGGCGAGCTGGCGGGCGAGTGCCGCCTCGCCTCGATGCGCCGCGTCGCACCTTCCTCGATCCGCTCGATGACGAAGACGCCGTCCGGCCCATCGGCGAGCTGAACCGCGTCACCCGGCTCGGGCGATATCTCGTTCGGTGGAAGGGCGAAATTCAATGTCCGCCTGGCGATCCGGTGGTCCCGCAGCAGGTTTTCCACCGCGATCAGCGCCGTTTCCTCCGCCAGAACGGCCGGCAGGTCGTAGCCGAGCACGCGCAGGCTTTCGGCTCGCGCTCGCCTGGAGCGCGTGCTTGCCTGCTCGTAGTTCAGCGCCGGATTATAAGACGTCAGGATCGCTTCCGCGGCGAAATCGCTGTCGTGGCCGCGCAACTCGCTCCAGAGCGGCCCGCCGTCCGGATCGGCCAGCACGGTCAGTCGTTGCGGGGCAAGGCTGACCTTGCCTCGGGAACGGAAACGCAGCTGGCCCGCGTCTTCCCGCACATCCACCTGGAAGACTTCGAGCAGCGGCTCCAGAAGTGCCCGCGCCGAGGTCACTTCGCCCTGCACGTAGCCGACGAGATCGCCGCTGACCTCCGAGACGTCGAAGTCGGCAAAACCGTGCTCCGTCAGAAGCGCCGCGATCGCGTCGGCAAGCGTCGTTCCGCCCAGCCGTCCGTTCAGCCAATGGCCGGTGCGCCAATTGCCGCCGTCGCTCCACAGCGAAAGGTCGTTCGGAAATGCCGGATAGGGCCGCGCATCCCACGTCCAGACGAAGACATGGTCCGGATCGACCATGCCCGGCCGCGTGCCTTCGCCGCGCCACCAGTCGTGATGCGCTTCCAGGAAGCGCCGCTGCATACTGTCGGAGCGCGCGCCGCTGGAGAAATGCGGCACCGCGCTTTCGGTGGATTTCGGGTCGAGAAAGACGTTCGGCTGGTTCGCGCCCTTGTCGATCGCCGCGCAGCCGAGTTCGGTGAACCAGACCGGCTTCATCCCAGGCTCCCAGGCCGTGGGTTCCGCCTTCTCCGCGCCGCCAACGCGGTCGTAATGACGGTTCGACCACCAGCCGAAGATATCCTTGTGCCGGAATGTCCAGTGCTTCTGCGCCAACCCATCGGTAATGGGAGATCTGATGCGGTTTTCCCGGTTCTCGGCGCCGGCATAGTACCAGTCGTAGCCTTCCCCGGCCTCGATCTGCCGCTGCAGGGCCTCCACATCATCTGCAGTCCGGAAACCGTCGGGATTGCCGTCCGCGAGATCGGTATCCCGCCAGTCCCCGAGCGGCATATAGTTGTCGATGCTGACCGCATCGATCGCGGGCGACGCCCAGAGTGGGTCGAGATGGAAATGCACCTCGCCGGAGCCGTCCTGCGGGTGATAACCGAAATATTCGCTCCAGTCGGCGCCGTAGGTGAGCCTGGTGCCCGTTCCGACGATCGCCCGCACGTCCTCCGCCAGCCGCACCAGTTGCTGCACGAACGGAAAGCCGCCGGCGTCGTCGCGAAGCTGGGTCAGCCCGCGCAGTTCCGAACCGATGACGAAGCCGTCGATACCGCCCGCCACCGCCGCCAGGTGCGCATAGTGCAGGACCATGCGGCGATAGCCCTCGTCCCGCCCTTCATACCTCACGCTGCCGTTGCCCTTGCGGAAATCACCCGCGGTCGCGGAGCCGCAGAAAGCATCCACCTGAGTTCTCGCCATCGCCGTCCTGTCGGCGCTGCCGGGCCGCATCGGCGCCGGAAAGCAGGTGATCCGCCCGCGCCAGGGAAAGGCCGACTGCTCGGAACCGCCATAGGGGTCGGGCAAGCCGTTTCCGGGCGGCACGTCCATCATCACGAAGGGATAGAGGTAGACCTTGAGCCCGCGCGCCTTGAGGTCCGCGATCGCCTGCAGCACGCTGCGGTCGCTCGGCGTTCCGCCATAGGCGGGGCCGCCGGCGACGCTGCCGATGAGGTAGGCGTCCCCTCGCGAGATGCCGCTGACCGACCATCCACGGCTTTCGTTCTTCCTGATGCTCACCTCGACGCCCGGCACGATCCGGCAATGGCCGGCCCGCAGGTCGGTACCGAACCATGTGAGGACCAACGCCACGCTTTCCAGGTTCGGGCACACCGCCGTCAGTTCATCCAGTGAAGCCTCCCAGTCGGTCGAAGCCGTCAGCGTGTTGCGGTTCATGATCCGGGCGCTGCCCTCGCCCGTCTTTTCCGTCACCCGTTCCGTGGCATAGCCATGCTCCGTTGCGCCGGGGATCATCGTCACGGCGCGGATCTGCTTCTCCAGCCGCCCCACCGACCGCACCACCTCGAACTGCAGGAGAGGAATGCGATTTCCGAAGGTCTCGAGAGGCAATCGCTCGAACACCACATAGGCAAGCCCCCGATAGGCCGAAGCATTGCCCTCTCCCTGCTTGGCTTCGATCAGCGGATCGGGAAACTGGTCCTCCGTCCCGCGATAGACACGCATTTCCAGCGAGGTCACGTCGAGTTCCCGCCCATCGGCCCATACGCGCCGGACGCAGGCGATCGGCCCCTCGCAGAGCCCCACCGCGAAGTTTGCGAAGTAGCGGAAATTCTCGATCCTCGGCCCGCTGCCCTTGCCTCCCGACCGCTCCTCGGTGATCTCCTCCTCGAAGCGTGTCGCCCAGATCAGAGTGCCGCCGATCCGCGCCGTTCCATAGAGCCGGTTGATCGCAGTCCCCTCGTCTGCGCCCGGAATGCGTGCGGTCGCAAGCCGTGCTCCGGAAATCGTGTTGCCGCCGCCGAGCAACGCCCGGTCGACGACGCTGCCCGCAAGCGCTCCGGCCGCCCGGCCGGCGATCGCCCCGACCGGGCCGAACACGCTGCCAAGCGCCGCACCCGCAGCCTGGAAAAGGATGGTGGCCATCTGAATCCTTCAGCGATCCAGCGCTTGCCACTGGATGCTCGCTTAAATTGTGATAGCGTCGGTAAATTCGGGAGCAGAAGCAGCAAGCGCCGAACCAGCCGGCGCGTCAGTGGAGATAGGCTACACTGACTCAGGCAGGAGCCCTGCTCTCGAATATGGAGGTGATGTTATGAGGCTTGTGCCGATTGGCATTACGCTTAGCTTAAGGATAACCCGGACGGGCTGGTCGATCGCCGTCCGGGTCAACTTCAAAGCTTAGCAAACGGTGGGCGAGGTAGCAGCCTCGCTCACCACTCCATCACAATAGGCCAATCGGCGGCTTTTTTCAATCACACCGCGATACCGGGAAACCTGTGCACGGCCGCAATCCGCCGTCTCCACGAAGGCACCAGAGCAGATCGCGTCACCGCGCCTTGCTCGTAGGCGTGAATGAAATGGTCCGGCCCGGCCAGAATGCCCGCGTGCTTGGCGGCGCAATCCGGTCGCCAGCGGAACAGCAGGAGGTCACCCGGTTCCGCTTCACGCAGCGGCAAGGCCGGCCCGAACAGCCGCAGCGCGGCCTCCACCAGCCGTTCCTCTCCCGAGCGCTCCGCCCAATCCGGTGCGTAGGGCGGCACGGCCACTGGCTCCTCGCCGTAAAGTTCCCGCCAGATACCGCGGATCAGGCCGATGCAATCGCAACCGATCCCCTTGGCCGCGCCTTGATGCCGATAGGGTGTGCCGATCCATCCCTCCGCCAGCGACACCACCTTTGCGCCAACCGCGCTCATTCGAAGATCGGGCTGCCGTCGTGCACCCGCTCCCCATCGGCATAGGAATAGGCGAAATCCGCGCCCGGAACATGCGGAAACCCGCGAAAGTTCAAGTGGTTTGCGAAGCGCGCCTTGCAGGTCGCGAAGGTCTTGTCGCAACCGGCCGTCAGGGTGAATGCCTGCCCCGCCTCCAGAGCCCTTTCCGGCGGAATCCAGAGGGCAAGCTCCGCCGTCCCGTCTGGGTTCAACTCGTGCCCCTCGACGTCGAGACTTGTCCCATCCGCCAGCATCATCACCCCGCGCCGGAAGAATCCGTCAGGAAATGCCCCGAGCCCCGAAACCACGATCCGGCTTGCATCCCGCATCTCGACAACCGTTACCGCTCCCTGCCATCGTGCCAGGTCGACCTGGCAGCGGCTGTCTCCGAGGCTCGCGTCGCATCGCCTGCCGTAGACCCGCCCCTGCGGCTGGTTCAGCCGATGCGCGATGCTGCGCAGTTCCGCGCGGAACTCCCCGCCGGCGCGCGAGACTTCGCCGATCTCGCGAACCGCGACCAGCATATGCTCATTGGGCGCCTGCCAGTTGACGAGAAAAAGCTCCACCCGCGCGCCGTCATATTTCCCAGCCGCCAGATCGGCCTCGCTGATCGCCGCGCTCGAAAAACCGCCCGCCACTTCCGATGAATCCGCCTGAAGCCCGGTCGCCGCCTCGGTCTCACCCGCGGCAAAGCCGCTGGCGGCCAGGAAGGCCGTTCCGGCGAAGTTCAGGTCGCCGTCGTGCTCGGTAAAACCGAGGACCGTGCCGTCGCGGCGCGTCACTCGCCAGCAATGGCAGGTTGTCGTCGCCTCACCCTCCAGATGCGCGGCCAGAGCCTCCGGAACCTGTCTCATGCCAGTATCTCCGTCAATGGAATGGTCGGAATGCGCCCGGCATCGAAATGTGCGAGGTTGACGTCGATCCGGTCCGTATCGAAGCGAACCGGCACGTCGAATTCATAACCGGAGGTCACCGGCGCACCCGCCGGCGGGACCTGTCCGGCCGCAAAGGTCACGATCCCCGTCGCCGTATCGATCCTGTAGGCGGATAGCGGCTTCACCTCTCCGCCAACCGCGATCACCACCGATCCGGCCACCGGCTTGACGATCCGTCGCCGCCAGCTTCCCCCAGCGTCTCCATAGGTCTTGATGAGTTGGAAGGTGGCCGTCGTCCCGTTGCCGATGCCGATCGCCTGGTCGGTGGCGGAAACGGCCCTCCCCGGCGCGGAGGATTTCCAGTCCACAGGATCGCGGAAACGAAACCCGTAGAGCTGCCCGCCCCGCGCTTCGAAGAATTCCAGCACGGCATAGAGATCATCGATCGATTTGACGCCCGATCCCGCATCGTAGCTACGCCTCGAATTGCGCCAGCGTTGGTTGCGGTTCTCACGCCCGTTGGAAAGATTGACGATATCGGTGCGCCTGACCGGCCCGCCGCTCACGCCGAGTGCCAGCCGCAGCGGAAACCGCACCTCGTGAAAGCCGCTCATCGTTCAGCCTCCTTTTACAATCCGCGCCGGCCGCGCGCGACGCTGCGCGCCAGCATGGCGGAGATCTGCCCCTCGCTCTTTCGGAAGCTCGCCGCATCCGTGGCCGTCACGTTGAAGACGACCTGCGGCATGCCCCCGCCACCGCCTGCCGAAACTCCGAGCGATCCGTCCGGCCCGCGCCTCAGCGGCAGGATCGCCTCGGCGCCGGCCTCGCCCATCAGGCCCATGTCGCCGCCCATCGGAAAGAAGCTCGGGGACCGCACCACCCCGCCATCGGCAAAGGGCACCACCGAGCCCATCATGCCGCCAATCGCATTGCCGAGCAGGTTTTCCAGCGGCTTCAAACCCGCCGCGAGCCCAATGTCGGAAAGTCTGTTGCCGAGGCCGCGCAATACGTCCTCCAGTCCCTTCCCGCCCACTGTGGCGGATCGGAGAGCGCCCGTCAGCGCCGCACCGAAGCGCTGCGATCGCGTCTCCAGATCGGCCATGACATCGGCCAGTGCTTCCGCTCCGCCGAGCGCGCCCGTAAATTCGTTATTGTCGTTTTCCATGATGCCTCGCGTTAGTTCGGATGCCCCTCATCCGGCTGCCGCCACCTTCTCCCCGCATGCGGGGAGAAGGGATATGCCGCACCGGCTTCCTCACTCCGCACCGGTAGATTGGACACGTCCCCTCTCCCCGTCAAAACGGGGAGAGGGTTAGGGTGAGGGGCATTTCCGTGAATATGGAGGAACACCGCCTTACCCTCCCCCTTGAGGGGGGAGGTCATCGCGAAGCGACGGGGAGGGGCAAATCCGGAAACGCCCGCATCAGCGCCTCCAACCCGTCCCGTCCGAGAGCCCCGCCCTGCGGCCGCATTCCACCCGTCATGGCGGAAAGCTCCAACGGCGTCAGCGCCCAGAAATCCCTGGAGGAAAGCCGCAGCAGGCAGAAGCCGGCGTGCATCGCCGCCTTCCAGGGAAAGGGCTCCGCTCGCTTTTCGTTGGTCGCAGGTGCATACGGAAAACCGCCTGGCACTTTTCCTGCAACAGCTTCTCCGCCTGCTGCGGCTCTCAAGGGTTTTGCGTCACCCCCTCCTCCGAACCACCAAAGGTCGCCGCCAGAAGATCGCCGACGATCCGCGCATAGCCGGCAATCCCGCCCTCCATGCTCATCGCGGCCACCTCGTCGTCGGAGAAGAGGTTGCCGCCGCCGCGAAGGCCGGCGCCGATCACCCGTATCATGTCCGCCGCCTTCAACCGCCCGGTAGAGAACCGTTCGGCAAGCCCGTTCAGATCGCCGGCTGCGAACGCAGTCTCCAGTTCCGCCAGCGCTCCCAGCGTCAGACAGAGGATGCGGCGCTCGCCGTCGATCACCGCCTCCACCTCGCCGCGCCTGCGGTTCGCGCGTCCGCCCATCCTCGATGTCATCGGATCGCTCCGAAAGTCAGCGCGCCGGCCGATTCCAGCGCCAGCTCGAACTGCATCTCGCCATTGTGGTCGCCGGAATATTCGAGCGCCGTCACCTGAAAGAGCCCGCTCACCGTCCCAAAATCCGGGATCACCACCTGCCAGTTCAGAATGCTCGCCGCGAAGAAGGCTGTCCGCACCAGTCCGTCGCTCGCCTGGTCCTTGAAGATGCCGGCTCCGGTCAGCGAGGCGCGCTGCACGCCCGCCCCGCCCAAGAGCTCTCGCCATCGGCCGGCGCTTTCGGCGTCCGTCACGTCCACCGTCTCGGCATTGAAGGCGAGCCGCCTGGAACGCAGCCCCGCCACGGTCACGTAACTTCCACCATCGTCCATCTTCAGAAGCAGGTCCTTGCCCTTCTGAGCCACCATCTTCTCGTCCTCTCCAAAATGAAAAAGGCGCCGCCGGGCGCCTGTCATGGAAATGTCGCTTTCGCCGGAATGCGCCGCCTGCTACTGCAAGGCGGCACGCCCCTCCTCTATTGCCCGTCGCCATGGCCTCTCTTCCCATCCGCTCCATCCAGACCGTCGCGGTGCTGGCCGTCACGCAGCTCGCCGGCTGGGGCACGAGCTTCGAAGTGCTCGGCGTAATGGGGCGCGTCATCGCGCCGGAACTCGGCTTAGCGAACGAAATCATCTTCGCCGGCCTCACCATCATGATGATCGTCAGCGCGCTTGCCGGGCCTTTGACCGGCCGTCTGCTCGAGCGTCACGGCGCGGCCCGCGTCCTTGCCGCCGGTGCCCTGGCGTTCGCACTGGGCCTTGCGATGCTGGCGGCCGCAAACGGCCTGCTGATCTATATTCTCGCCTGGATCGTCATCGGCATCGGCGGCGCATTCGGGCTGTCCGCTCCGGCCTATACCGCGGTGGTCGAACGCGAGGGACCGAACGCCAAGCGCACGATCGCCATCCTCATGCTCTTCACCGGCCTCTCGGTCACCATCTTCTGGCCGCTCTTGAGCCTGCTCAACGAGCTGATCGGCTGGCGCTTCACCTTTGCCGCCTGCGCAGCCATTCAACTGTTCGTATGCCTGCCGCTCTATCTCTTCGCCTTGCCGAAGCCGATCGCGCGCCAGGAACAAGGTGCGAGCGCCGATCTCGCGCCCGTGGAACTCTCGGCCGCCGAACGTAGGAAAGCCTTCCTGCTCGTCGCGGCCACCACCACCATCGCCTCCTTCGTCACCTTCGGCCTCGCGCCCTCTCTCCTCGAACTGCTCCGCCAGTCAGGCGCAACGCCCGAATTCGCGCTGCAGCTCGCCGCGGCGCGCGGCGTCATCGGCATATCGGCGCGCGGCGTCGACATGCTGCTCGGCCGGCGCGGCAATCCGCTGCTGACCTCGATCGCCGGCACCGGCATGATACTGCTCGGCTTCACCTGCCTTCTGGGCCTGCCGCCTTCGACCGCCAGCCTCTGCGCCTTCATACTCTTCTACGGCTTTGGTTCCGGCGTGCTCGCCGTCGCCCGTGCGCTTCTGCCGCTCGCACTCTTTTCGCCTCGGGAATACGGGCTGCAGGCAGCCCGCCTCTCGCTGCCGCAAAATCTCGCCAATGCGGCGGCCCCCGTGGTCTTCACGGCCCTCCTCGACCGCGCCGGCTATCAGGTGGCCATCGTCTTCGCGATAGCGCTAGCGCTCGTCGCCCTTGCGGCAATCATGATGCTGATCGGCCTGGTGCGGAAGGCACATACAAAAGCCTCATGACGCCGGTTCCGTCACCGCGCGGAAGCGGACTTCAGCGCAAAACAGCTTCGACTTAGACTCACGCCGTATGCGCAGATCCCGGTGCCTCAGACTAACGAGAACCGCACCATCGAGCCGCAATGCCGCATCGTCGAGCAGCGCACACACCCGTCCGGCGATCTCCACCGCCTCCTTGCGGCCCTCTGCGCCGGACCAGATCTCCAGCGTCAGCAGATGTTCCTCCGCCTCTTCCGTGGAGGTCGAATAGTTCCTCGTCTCCATCTCCCCGAAGACGATGCAGGGCATGTGGGCGCGCGCAAGCCAGCGGTCGCGAATACCATCCCGCCCCACGAGGCCGGTAAGCACCGCATCGCCGGATAACCTCGCATGGATTGCCGCGAGCAGCGCATTCGCAGCCGTCATCGGCCGTCCTCCTCGCACTGGCAGACGAGATAACGCCGCGTCTCGTCCGGATCGCGCACGAGCTTCACCACGAAGGTCCGCGCACCTTTGCGGAACCGCATCCCGGCCTGCACGTCCTCGCGAAAGCGGACCCAGATGCGGTGGCTCACCGTGCCGGTCTCCGCCACCGCCTCCTCCCTCACCACATGCGAAACCGGCTCGATGCGCGCCCACATGGAAGCGAGCACTTCCCAGCCTGTCACCGCGCCGCCCTGGCCATCCGGCGCCGCACTCGGCGCCTCCAGGTCCAGCCGCGCGGTCATCTGCCCCGGATCGAAGAAGACGATCGCCATGGTCAGAGCCTCCGCATCCGGAACGGCCCGATCAGACGCTCATATCCATCCGGAATGCCGGCCGGCTGCTGGTCGGGCGAGATCGCCCCCCGGAACGCGAACATGTGGCCGATATGGATCGACATCGCCCGCTTCAGCGTGTCGGGCACGTCCGCGCCCGCCTCTCCGAAGCCGGCGGAAAAATCGATCTCGATGCCGTTCGCCGCGTGTCCGAGTTCAAGCCTCTCACGTAGCCAGAGCCGTGCCGGGCGGCCCACGCCGTCCAGAAGGTGATCTTCAAGCGGAACTTCAGAAGCAGTGCCGTCCGCGTCATAAACCGTAATCTTCTGAATCTCTTGCACCGGCGATTTCAGAATTCGAATCACGCCGTCGCGGGGCCAGCGATCGAGATAGAGCCGCCAGCCCTGCGCAATCAGGCAAAGCCCGGTCTCGCGCTCCAGGTGCTGACGCGCCGTTCGGATCAGCGACAGAATAAGCGCATCCTCCTCGCCGCTGTCGAGGCGCAAATGCGCCTTCACCTCGGCAAGCGTCAGCGGCTCCGCGGTGGGCGGATGGATCAGGGCGTAGGTCATGAGGGTCCTTCGGAAGCGAATAGCGAATAGGAATTGGCGAATAGATGGAGAGCCGACGAAACAGGGCAGCCAATGGCCGCCCTCTATTCGCTATTCGCGACTCCCTATTCGCTTTTGCGAGCATCAATTCGCCGCGAACTTCACCAGCTTGATCGCCTCGAAATTCTGCACCCCGCCGCCCACGCGCTTGGTCGTGTAGAAGAGCACGTAGGGCTTGGCGGAATAGGGGTCGCGCAGGATGCGCACGCCCGCCCGGTCGACGACGAGATAGCCGGCGCGGAAGTCGCCGAAGGCGATCGAGAAGGCGTCCGCCCCCACATCCGGCATCTCCTCGGCTTCCGCGATCGGAAAGCCCATCAGCGAGGCCGGCTGGCCTGCCGCTGCCGGCGGGCGCCAGAGATAGTTGCCGTCGGCATCCTTGAACTTGCGGATGTCGGCTTGCGTCCTACGGTTCATCATGAAGGTGCCGTTCTGGCGATGCCCGGCCTTCAGCGAATAGACAGCGTCGATCAGCGTATCGGAAGGGCCGTTCGCCGCCCAGTCGCCCGCTCGTCCCGTCGCCACATAGCCGAGGCTGCCCCAGGCCCAGACCTCTTCGGCCACCGTGGGATAGGAGAGAAAGCCGCGCGGCTTGTTCACGCCGTCACCGCGGATGAAGGCATCGCCCTCCTGCTCGGCGAAGACGATGTCCACCTCGCCGGCGATCCAGGCCTCGATGTCAACCGCCGCATCGTCCAGCAGGCTCTGGGTCGCCGCCGGCATGGCATAGAGTTCCATGGTCGGGAAGGAGAGTTCGGAAAGCTGCGGCGTGGCGGTCTGCGGGCGCGCGGCCGTTTCCGCCACCCAGCCGGTGGCAAGACCCGTCGCGGCAAACGGCTTCTTCAGCACGGCGGCGGAAACGGTCCTGACGGTCGAGAGCGCCCGCATCGGAGAGACCGCCGAGATCCGGCGGCCGATCTCGGTATCGGTTTCCGGCGGCACCAGATAGCCGCCGTCGGCGCCTGCGCCGGAAGAAAAAGCCTTGGCTTCCAGCTCGCGCAGGCCCGCTTCCTCGCCGCGCCTCACATAGGCGTCGAAGGCAGCCTTGTGCTCGGTCGCTTCCGGCGAAAACTCTCCGCCGCCACGCCCAAGCGGCGGGCGCGCCTTCTTCAGCGCGAGCTGGTCGAGCACTCTCTTCTGCTCGTCCATGGCGCGGTTGATGCGATCCATCTTGTCGCGCGTCACCACGTCGGCCGTCAGCTTCGTCTCGATCTCGTCCAGTCGGCGGTCGTTCGTGTCCTTGAACGTCTCGAAGGCTTCCATGAAATCGTCGAAGGCCGCCGTCACCGTTTCCGGCACCGCCTTCACCTCCGGCGCAATCTTCACCTGTTCCGTCATATCGTCTTTCCCTTGAAGCTGGAGTTCAACATGAGTTTCGCCGCCCGGCGCACCTGGCGGACGAGCTCGGTTTCCTTGTCCCGGAAGAACCGCGCATGCTTGACGTTGGAGACCCTGGCCGAAGGCAGCATCGGAAAGGTCACCACCGAGATTTCCCATAGATCGGCTTCCAGAATGCGCCGAACACCGGTCTTGGCATCGGCCCGCGCCTTGACGGTGCGAAAGCCGATCGAAAGCCCGTCGAGCGCTCCGCTCTTCATCAGCGCGTGCACCTCGCGGGCACGGGCGACGCCTGGCGAGAGCACCCCTTCGACATAGAGCCCGCGGGCATCCTCGCGGATCACCTTCCAGGCGCCGATCGGCTCGGCCGGATCGTGCTGGTAAAGCATCCGCACGCCCCTCGCGCCGCGCTCGACGAGCGAGTTCATGAAAGCACCGCGCTCGATCGTGTCCTTGCCGAGATCGACCTCGCCGAAGATGCTGGCATAGCCGGAAAAAGCCCCGTCGCCGGTCACGCCGGCAAGTTCGAGATTGGCGAATTTGCGCATGGCGGGACGCGGCCCGCGGTAAGCGTGCATGGGTTTCTCCTGTTATGAGATTTTCGCCACCCCTCCCGGCCTGCCGGCCACCCTCCCCACAAGGGGGAGGGAGATATGCCGCACTGCCTGGCTTCCCGATTGAGGGCCGGTGGAGGAATCAATGGTCATTTTGGAACGAGGTCCGGCCGCTTGTTTCCCTCCCCCTTGTGGGGAGGGTGGCCGGCAGGCCGGGAGGGGCAATACAAGAGGCAGTTAGTTACCTCCGCGTTCCCCCATACCTCTCCGCCACTCGGGCAAGCGCGCCGAGCACCCACCAGGCCGAAAGGCTTGCCGCCGCCGCTCCCGTCAGCATCACCTCCGTGCCGGAAAGAGCGTCTGCGATGCCGAGCTGCTCGATGAGCCACAGTCCCGTCGGACCGCCGAAGATCAGCCCGCAGCTCATGCCCGTCATGAAGCGGCTCGCCGCCTCGCGACGGCTCTTGGGCAGGAGATAGATCAGCGAAATACCGGCTCCCGCCGTCGCACCCACGGCCTTCGCGGCCCACACGCCCGGTTCGTTGCCAAGGTCAGCCAT